ATGCGGCATACAAGATGCGCGCTCAGTTCCCCGAGGTTCTGGCAACCAGCGTTGGCGCTATGGTCGGCATCATTCACGGCGAGGAAATCGCGGTCGAATTGCCAAGCAACATGGAATATCTGTTCGAAGATGTGGACGGCGAGGGCATTACGCTCAACGACTTTCACAAGAACATCACGCGCAACTTGCTGGTGTCGGGGCGCTATGGCGTTCTTGCAGATGCACCGACAGGCGGCGGCGATCCATTCCTTGCAGGCTATCGCGGTGATACGATTATCAACTGGGATGTCGGGTTTTTCGTGCTAAACGAAAGCGAGGCGGTGCGTGATGGCTTCGTATGGGCGCAGGAAGAAAAGTACCGCGTTTTGCAGCTTGCAGATGGCGTTTACACTGCGACATTGCACAAGTCTGACGGCGAGGCGGATGTAACCCCCACGCGACTTGGCGGCGGCGCACTCAACTCGATCCCGTTTGCCGTAGCGTCTGCAAAGGACATGGGGCCGGACATGGAAGCCCCTCCGATGATCGGCATCGCGCGCGCGGCTCTGGCGATGTACCAGCTTTCCGCAGACTACCGCTTGCAGCTTTACATGAGCGGGCAGGAAACGCTTGTCGCAATCAACGGGCCAGCACCTACCGCCGTTGGCGCGGGCGTGGTTCACGAAATGCTAGGCGATGACAACACAACGCCTGATCTGAAATACGTCTCCCCAACCTGCGCAGGCATTCAGGCGCACCTTGAGGCAATCCAAGATAATCGGACAATCGCAATTCAAGCGGGCGCGCGTCTCTTCGAGCAATCTGGGCAGGCCAATGAATCCGGCACCGCGCGCAAGATGCGGTTCCGCTCAGAGACAGCCAACCTAAAGACGGTCGCCCAATCATCTTGCTCATTGCTAGAGGCGTCCCTGCGCAACATCGCGCGGATGCTGGGGCAGTCGGATGCGGTGATTGAGGCTATCACGGTCACGCCACCCAAGGACCTGCTAGACGCCACGCTCACGCCACAAGAGGCCGTTGCGCTGTTCGCACTGGTCGAAAGCGGCGGGCTTGCACAAGAGACATACTACGAGCGCATTCAGGCGGGCGGTATTGCCAGCCAGGAGCGCACGTTTGACGAAGAATACGCTCTCATTGAGGGCGGCGATATTCGGGCTGACAGCCTGTAATCACCGTGGCGAGGCCACACCCATAACTTAAAGGAATTAAGCCGATGGCTTTGCATACCGTTCTCGACACTCTCGATGGCATTGATGATGCTGTTAAGCCTTTCTACACCGAAACAGACGGCAAGTTCATCTTGCAAGTGTCCGGCGTAGACAATCACCCCGATGTTGCCAATCTCAAATCAGCATATGAGCGCACGAAGGCCGACCGCGATGCGGCACGATCCGAGCGCGATGCGGCCAAGGCACTCGCCAAGGACTTCCCCGAAGATTTTGACGCTGAAAAGTGGGCAAAACTCAAAGACGGGAAAGCCGACGAGGCCGCGCTTATCAAACTGCGCCAGACACTCGAAGCCGAGCGCGACGAGTACAAGGGCAAGTACGAAGCCGAGCAAGGCCGAGCGCTGAAAAACGCACTTGACCGTGATCTGACAGACGCGCTTAACGGCGCAGGCGTCACAAACACGTCATTTGCAAAAGCGGCGCGCACAATGCTGGCAGGCGATGTGAAGATTGGCGACGATGGCAAGCCCTTCGTGGATACCGACATGGGGCCGCTGGCCTTGGTCGATCACGTTAAGCGATGGGCCGCTGGTGAAGGCAAGGACTTCGTGACCCCCGCTTCAGGCGGCGGCGCAACGGGTGGCAAGAACGGCAACGCCCCAGCTAATGCGGAGACATTCGCAAAGATGGGCGACAAAGAGCGCACGGCTCTATTCCACAGCGACCCCGAAACATTCCGGCAATTGGCTGGCACATAATCTCGAAAGGAAAGCCTCATGGCTACCACACAAATCTCTGACGTATATGTCCCCGAGGTCTATTCCTCGTACACAGCCGTAAACGGCCCTGAAAAGACTGTTTTCTTTGAAAGCGGCGTTGCGGTTGCAAACCCCGCGCTTGCTGGCATGTTCTCAGACGGCGGGCGCATTGCTGAACTGCCGTTCTGGAAGGATTTGGACGCATCCGACGAGCCGAACTACGGCACCGACGATCCAACCGATATTGCCGTGCCTGCGAAGGTCACGACAGGCACGCAGGTTGCACGCATGGCCAGCCTGAACCAAGGCTATTCGTCTGCGGACGTGACAGGCGAACTTGCCGGATCTGATCCCATGCAGCAGGTTCGCAATCGCTTCGGCACTTATTGGATGCGCCAGTGGCAGCGCCGCACCATTGCATCTTTGCAAGGCGTCATTGCCGACAACGTGGCAAACGACGACGGCGATATGGTCAACAACGTGGCAGGCGCTACCAATGCGGATGTGGCGACTGGCACCCTGTTCGGGCGCGAAGTATTCACCGCAGCAGCGTTTACGTCTGGCGACAACTATGACGGTTATGCGGTGCTCGCCGTGCATTCTGTTGTTGCGAAGCGCATGGTGGACAATGACGATATTACCTATGAGGCTGACAGCACAGGCGCGCTTACGGTCCCAACATTCCTCGGATGCCGTGTTGTTGTTGACGACAGCCTGCCCATGACAGCCGCAGCAGGTACGGGCGGCAGCGATGCAGCCGCGACCTACACCAGCTATCTGTTCGGCACTGGCCTCATCGGCTATGGCGAGCGCAGCCCGAAGGTTCCGGTGGAGCTGGAGCGCGAAGCGGCTCAGGGCAATGGCGCAGGAGTAGAGACGCTTTGGGAGCGCAAGTCGTGGGTTATCCATCCGTTCGGCACTGCATTCACAAACACCACGCTGACGGACGGAAACGCCACTCTGCCGCAGCTTCGTTTGGCTGCAAACTGGGATCGCGTGATCGAACGTAAGCTGATCGGCCTCGCGGCAATCGTCACAAACGGCTGATTTTTGAAGCGGGGCGGCATTGTTCGCCCCGTCACAAAGAACAGCGGAGAATGAATATGAACATCAAGCAACAGCTAGACATGCAGGCGCGGTACACGTCGCAGGCAATGGGCGCGACAGCACCAGCGGAACCCGAAGCGTTCACGCCAGAAACGGTTGGCGCGATGAGCAAGGGCGATCTGCGCGATCTTGCCGAAGCCCACGGCGTTGAGATCCCCAAGGGAACCAATATTCAGGACATGCGCGGGATGGTCAAAGCGGCCATTTTCACGGGCTTGTAATGGCTGATCTTGCATCATTCCGCGCATACGCCCTTGCAAGGGGCGACAGCGCGCCGACAGCAGCGACTGACGCAGACGCAGAGGCGGCGCTTGTGCGGGCTGGTGACTACATCGCGGCGGAGTATGTGGCGCGGTTCCTTCCCGCGTTCGTGGACCCCCTGCCGGACGCCGTAGAGGCCGCAACGTATGAGGCGGCGCGGCTGGAGTTGGCAACGGTTGGCGTGTTTTCCAAAACCTACAGCGATGCAGGCGACAAGGTGCTGACAGGCGTTGGCGATATTCGGTGGGAGTTTACCGGGCGCAAGGGCGGATCACAGGTTCCGAAAAGCACGCGAATTGACGGCATGATGCGGCCATTCATCGGCGGCAATACTAAGACGTTGTTGCGGTCATGAGCGCAGAGGCAATAGCAGCCGCAAAGGACGTGGCTGAGGGTATCGCCAGCGTCGGCACCCCATGCGTGTTGCGCCGCAAAGGCGCGGTGCAGACTGATCCAGATGTGCCAGTGAACACCAGCCCCGTGGATTACGACATTCTCGCGGTTCCTAAGCCTGTGCATATCCGAGACGCGGCGGGGACGCTCATCGGCGTGACTAAAACCATGCTGACAATCGGCGCGCTAGGTGTTAAGCCTACCAAGGCGGATTACATCGCGCTCAACGTGACAAGCGCAGACGTGACCAGCGCGACGAAGTTCTTGCAGGTCGAAAGCGTGGAAACACTGCTGTTTTCCGGCGTTGAAGTTAAACATGAGGTACTTTTGAATGACTAAGTTGACACCCGACGAACTGGCCCGCGCGGTAAAAGACTTGATCGAGGCTAACGGCGCTTGCCTGACAGGTCTTTCGTTCGACACCCGCGATGGCGGCCATGATTACAGAACTATCACAGTGCCGGATATGGCGACCGGAGTGGCTAAGGCCATCTTTGCCCGCTAACCCGCCCACGGCTTCCGAAATAGCGTCATTGGCGCACTTCTCGCACAGGTGGCTGGTACAATCGCACCTAGACGCAGGACGCACCGCAGAGGCGCAATGGGCGATGCGCATGATTGCGCCGGAGGTATTTGCGGCGTATGATCGGCAGATAGAAGCGGCGTTTATGCTGGGCTATGTGATGGGGATGATGAGATGACATTCAAGCCGACAATGACGCAAAAGCAAGCTGACCGATACAAACTGGCGTTTGACCTGCGCGCATCTGGCCTGAATTTAAAACAGGTTGGTGAAAAGCTGGGTGTGAGCGGCGGCAGGGTTGGCGTCATCCTGCAAAAGTGGGAGCGCATGGTTAAAGACCCTGCATATGACCACCTTACGGCAAAGCACAAACCCTAACCACCCCCGACAATTCAACGAAACGCCGCATCCGTGCGGCCTAAGCGCGTGGAAGGAACCACCATGAGCAACACCACAGGCACAGCAGCAATGAACAGCGCCAAAATCGCGGCGATCTGCGACCAGGTGGCGAAGGAATGGCCCGCTCAAATGCAGCTTGCGGCCATCCAAGCCAAGATGCACCGGGTTAGCTATGACGCGCACATCAAAGAGGGATTTACGCCTGCGCAGGCGCTTGTGCTGTGCATGAAGCCCGCGACATGATGGATGTCATAAACATTCTCAAAGAAAGTGCGCTACTCTGGATTGCTCTTGGTTATTTGGTGGGCAGGTTTACCTAAATGGCCCGCAAGACACCACAGCAACGCCGCGTAGAAAGCCTGCTACGGACGCAAACCGCATCCATCCGCAAGGCGTTCACCGAGGCAATGGCAAAGGCCAGCGGGGCAATCGACACGGCGGCGCTGGTCCGGTTGCTAGAGGCGGGCAACATCGAGGCGGCGGCGCAACTGTTCAAGATTGATAGCGGCGCGCTCTACCCGCTCCAACGCGCTATCCAAGACGCTTTCATCGGTGGTGGCTTGGCGGTGACGCAGGACTTGCCGAAGGGCTTGGCGGGGCGGTTTTCATTTGATGGAGCACACCCCCGCGCGGTGGCATTGGCGACAGAACAGGCGGCGGCGCTGGTCACGAATATCAGCGACGATGCAATCATAAACGCGCGCGAGGTTATCTCGGACGGGCTGCAAAGCAACAGGGCCACAAACACAATCGCCAGAGACTTGGGCGGGCGTAGGGTGGGCAACAGGCGGGTCGGGGGCGTGATCGGTCTGGACGGGCCACAAACTGACCGTGCGATAAGAATCCGGTCCATGCTTAACGATCCTGAGCAAATCAGGGGTTACTTCATCAAGGACCGCAAGACGGGTCGCATGAAGCCACGGTACAAGGAAAGCGACCGCAGGTTTGATAAGCTGGTGCGGGACGCAATCAAAAACGGCAAGGCTCTTTCACAAGCCGATGTTGATCGGGTCACAGATGCTTACAAAGCAAAAGCGACAGGCGCGCGGGCGAAACGTGTTGCAGAGGCAGAGGCATTTAGCGCGCAAACCCAAGGCCGTGACGAAGCATATGCGCAGATGCTGGACCGCGATGATGTTGAAGGCGTCACAAAGGAATGGCGGCGCGGCTTTGCAGACGATCCCCGTGAAGACCACAGCGCGATGGACGGTACGGTGATTGAATTCAACGAGACGTTCAACTTTCCAGACGCTTCAATGAAGCACAGCCACGATCCGGCAGGCGGGCCAAAGCACAACATTAAATGCTCGTGTTTCACGTTTTACCGCGTGCGAGTTCCGAAGGGATAGACAATGGCAGGCAAGACATTCACAGCGCAGCTTGCGGACTTTGAAAAGCTGACCACGCAGAACCTGAAATATGTGGCAGTCGAGGCAATTCAGGACGTGGTATCAGCGGCTCAAACCGCACAGCGCGGCATCACGTTGGGCGCGACTTCGTTTGTTGAGGGCAAGATACCCGAGGGCAAAACGAAGAACCTCAAAAACAGCCTGACATCCAATGGCACCGAGGGCGAGACAAGCTACACGGTGGCGCTGGGGTCATATGACATAGGCGACACGCTCACATTCGCTTGGACTGCGCCTTACAGCCTTCGGATGGAATTAGGGTTCACAGGCGAGGACAGTAAGGGCCGCACTTACAATCAAGCTGGGAGACATTTCGTAGGGGCCAACGCTCGCAAGTTTCCCGAATTTGTCGCCAAGCGCGCAAAGGAAGTCTGATGAAAGAAGCCGATATCAGCCGCGTTCTGCGCGCCCGCCTCAAAACCCTAACGCCCGCATATCCAATCCTGTGGGAGAACCAAGACAAGCCCGACATAATGACGCGGCCATATCTTGCGGTGCAGATGGTGCGAGTATCGCGGCGCACGCCAAGCATGAGCGGGCAGGGCGAAACATCAT